AACTATGGCAACCTTAGCTACTTTCACATGGGAAGGCAGCTTTGATGCTATGTTTTTTGAATTATCTAAGATAGGGGATGAAATGGCGAATATTTTCGCCAATTTTGGACAAATGCAGGGGGGAGCAGGAGGGGAAACCGGCGATACATTTAAGATAGGGGATTCTCTAGGTAAGGAATTAGCGGAGACAAAAAAACAAGTTTCCGAAACGAATAAAGCGATAGAAAATGCGCAAAAAACTATTACTGATTTTATGCGCGATACAGCGCGGGAAACGGGGATGCTGCGAGAGCAGGAACGATTTATTAGGGACTATAATTCTAGTTTGTATGAACAGGCGGATGCTTACTTGCATCTTATAGCCGTGCAGGAAGCCGATAGGCAAATGGCCGCCGCCGGGATAGCTTTAGGCGGGACGCGATATAAAGAATTAACGGAAAAAATTTATTCTAATTTAACGGCGCAGCGGGAATTAAACAAAACTATCGCAGATATACAAGCGAGAGAAGAGCATAATACAGCCGTAAAAGAAACAATAGAAGATTTAGAATATGAAATTAAACGGCAAACCGATTTAAATCGCGCCAAGCAAATAGGGAATGAGTATCTAGCCGATACAGAGGCTACATACCGGGCGCTAGATATTTTGCGGAACATGAATATAGATAGCATGAGCGCAGAGGGGCAAGAAATTATTAAGTTGACAAAAGAGTTAGATATATTACAAAATGTGCAAAACCGATTTAATGAGCAGGACTGGACAGCGGGGATACGAAAAAGTGTAGAGGATTACCGGGATTCTATTAAGAACGTAGGCCGGGATACTTATGAAGCTATGAGCCGGGCAATACAAGGGCTAGAAAATGTACTTACTGATTTTTTTACAAATGGCAAAGCATCCTTTGAAGATTTTTCTAAGGCAATCATCGCTGATATAAACCGCATTCTCATTAGGCAAATGATGATAGCGCCCCTCTTGGATTTTTTGCAAGGGCCAGGCGGAACCGGGGGGATGCTTAGCAATATACTTCCGGCTATGGCATCCGGCGGTGTTTTTCGTGGGCCTGCCATAGTAGGCGAAGGGTCTATGGCGGAAGCCGCCGTACCGTTACCGGACGGGCGCAAAATACCAGTAGATTTAGGGGATTCCGGGAATAAAAATGTAACGGTAAATCTAAATATAACTACGCCAAATCCGCAAGCGTTTTTCGAAAGTGAAAGGCAAATAGCGGCGCAGACAGGGAACGCTGTAGCGCGGCAATTGCAGAGGCTAAAATAATGGCGTTTGATGAGGTTCAATTTCCTACTACTATTTCTTGGGGCGCTACAGGCGGCCCTACATTTAGTACTACGGTAGTAACTTTATCCACGGGATACGAACAGAGAAATCAAAATTGGGAATATGCGCGGGGGCGATGGATAGTAGGTCATAACTTAAAATTTGATAGTGAACTACAGGATTTAATAGCATTTTTCCGTAGTAGACGGGGAAAGGCCAGGGGTTTCCGTTTTAAGGATTGGGCGGATTATACCTTAACGGATGAAGTTATCGGCGCCGGCGATGGGGTAGAAGATGAATACCAAATTATAAAAACGTATGCAGATAGTGAAAGTATAAATAGCTATGAGCGAACAATAACGAAACCGGTAGATGGAACTATAGTAGTAAGTGTAGATAGTGTTACTCAAACGGAAACAACCGATTATACCCTAGATTATACTACAGGAATTATCACATTTACCGCGGGGCATATTCCAGCTTCCGGGAAGGCGATAACAGTAAGTGGGGAGTTTGATACGCCAGCAAGATTTGATACAGATCAAATGGATATAAATCTAGAATTTTACAATTTGTCAAATTGGGCCGGAATCCCTATTGTAGAATTACCGGACGATACCACATGAAAAGTATTAGTGCAGCGCTAGAAGCGCATATAGGATTAGAGACTACTACCTTATCTACATGCTGGAGAGTGGAACGGACGGATGGGGTTATCTTAGGCTTTACAGACCATGATAGGAATATAGTTTATGACGGCGTAACGTATGAAGCGGATACCGGGGTAACACGTAGCGGCGTAAAATCATCCGGGGATATGTCAGTAGACCAACTAGATGTTATGGGGCTGCTGGAATCCGATAAGATTACGCGCGCAGATATTTTAGCCGGGAAATACAATTATGCAGAAATTTATGTTTTTCTCATTAATTGGGCGGATACTACGCAAGGTATTTTACGGTTACGGCGTGGGTTAATTGGTAATATAGTCGTAAAGCAAAATCAATTTATCGCGGAGTTACAAGGTTTAACGCAATATTTACAAAATAATTTATTAATTGAGTATACGCCGGAATGCCCATTAGACCTAGGCGATGCTAAATGCCAATTCGCCATAGATACATTAAAACAACAAACAGAGGTTTTGACCGTTACCAGCCGGGCAGTTTTTACCGTAAAAAAGTCCACAGGAAGCGGTAGTACGGGAGTAGATTTTTCCTTATCGGGATTACCTTCTTATGGGCTGGATTTGGGAAAAATCGAGTGGACTAGCGGGAGCAATAACGGGATTACGTGCGAGATAAAAACAGTAGACGCTGGCGCCGGGCAAATAGAATTATTTCTTACGGCGCCTTTTACTATTAATGTTGGAGATACTTTAGATATTTGGCCGGGATGCGACAAACGAGCGATTACTTGTAAAGATGATTTTAATAATTTAGTCAATTTTCGGGGATTTCCGCATGTTCCGGGCATGGATAACTATTTATTGTATCCCAATGCTAGAGGTTAAATTATGCGTTCCGTATTAGCGCGGTGGAATATTATAACATTAGCGCGCAGCCTAGTAGGCGTTCCATTTCTCCACCAGGGGCGCAGCCTAAAAGGATTAGATTGCGTAGGCGTATTAGTGTATATAGCTAAGGAACTAGGAATAGCCACAGTGGATTATACGCAATATAGCCGGGAGCCGGACGGAAAAATTTTACAAGAAAAATTAAATACTTATTTACATAGAAAAATTATCATTGATTTTTCGCCGGGGGATATTTTGCTCATGATAGATACAAAGATGCCTTGCCATGTAGCTGTATATACAGACAAAGGAACAATAATTCATGCAAATTCTAAACTAGGTAAAGTAGTAGAGCATAGATTAAGCGAAGATTGGCGCCGTAAAATTAGAGGCGTATATACTTTTCCGGGGGTAACCTAATGGCGCAATTAGCACTAGCCGCGGGTGGGGCATTTGTAGGGCGTAGCCTATTTGGCGGCCTAGGCGGCGGTATTGGTTGGCTAGCAGGTTCCTTAGTGGGGGCATGGTTATTTAATCCAAATGTAAACCAAACAGGCCCTAGAATAGATGATTTGACGGTAACAGCGTCTACCTATGGCGTACCCATCCCTATAGGCTATGGCGCGCCACGGATGCCGGGAAATGTTATCTGGAGTAGCGGACTGCAAGAGAAAAAATCATCTTCCAGCAGCGGTAAGGGATTTGGGGGAAGTTCTAGTACTACATATACCTATTGGGGAAGTTTAGCCGTTTGCTTCGCAAACCGGGAGAGTGAGGTTTTTCTAAAAGTATGGGCGGATACAAAACTAATTTATGATTGCGCCTTAAATTCCGCCGGGGAGCCGCAAAATTTTATACAAAAAGACGGGATTACTATCAATTTTTACTACGGAGCGGAGACGCAAGAGGCGGACGCTACAATAGAATCCTATGAGGGCGCCGGGGAAGTTCCGGCGTATCGTGGGTATACTTATTTAGTAATTACATTTGAAGATTTAGCTGATTTTGCAAACCGCTTTCCGTCTATATCCGCGCAAATAGCATTTTCCGGTACGGATGTTTATCCTTACCAAGAAATTGTCCCCTCTAATTATGATGGGCTATCCCCTGCTTATCATGCTATGAAAAAAGACCCAGCGCGCCCCTATCTATGGCATGTTGGGCAACATTACATATATAAAATAAATAGCGAAACCGGCGAAATTTTAGCGTCTAAGGATATTGCTACAGAAACCGGGGCCGCATACGGAGTAATGCCATTTGGCGGCGCTGCTATAGATAATAGAGGCTGCATTTATTGTCAAACAGGCGAGTATAATTATGCGCCAGTATGGAAATTTGATCCTAATAGCTTAAATCCAATAGCTGGAATAGGTACACATGCGCATTGGGGGAGCATTCCACGATTAATTTGGAATCGCAGCCATTTGCATTATATGAATATCTTAGGGCAAGATGTTATTCTTGCTATTAGTGGGGCATATACAATAAAAATATTTGCCACAGAACAATATAGCCTAGAATTACAGGCCAGTAATAGCGTGAATAGAAATCCTTTACATTTACCGGAATTAGCTTACAGAGGATATTTACCAATTAAATTATATACATCCTTATATATGTATAGCGCGGTACAAGATAAATATGGTTATGTATGGATAGTTGGGCGTAAAAATGGATATGGTGTGCAAGTAATAAAATTAAATATTATTGCATTATCAGAGGACGATTTAACTTTTACCAGTGAATATAATCCAGCAACGGCCAATACTTTAATTTCCGCTACAGCTGAAATTTTTGACTTAGATGAATTATTTTCTTATTCCGGCCCATTATACTTAGATTATTATGCGGCAGACCATAGCTTATTAATTGGTACGCCAGAAGGTTCTTCCGCCGCCTTTGCCAATAAAGACCCTATACAAATTGCTAAATATGACATTGCCAGTGATAGTATAACTTACACATGGGAGAGCTTAACAAATCGTAGTAATTTTTGGTGCTATGATGGATTTAAAATAACCAATGATAAAATTTGTATTATGCAGGCGTCAGGGGGATTTGTTATTGTTAATGCTACTGATTTATCAGAATACTATAAAGAAGATTTTGATACTTGGATAGCGCGGACAGCGGGGAGCAGAACGGGATATTATTATCATTCTAATAGCGAAAGCGTATATACATTAGCGTATGGCGCGCATAGACAATTTGATAGATATTATTTATTTAGAAAAGAAAATTATTCAGAATCATTAGACGCCGTAGTTACGGATATATGCAAAAGATGCGGATTAACGGCGGCAGATATAGATGTAACGGATTTAGCCGCCTATGACGTTAAAGGATATAGGATTGGTAATCAAACAACCGGACGCAGCGCTATAGAACCATTAACATTTGGCTATTTCTTTAGCGCCGCTGAAATTGATTGGAAGCTATACTTCCGCTTACGCGGTAGAACGGGGGATTTTTCCATTCCACAAGCGGATTTAGCTGCGCATACCGGAAACCGGCCGGAAGAAAATCTAGTAGAAACCTACATTCAAGAAATTGAATTGCCGGAAGCCGTCTATACAGAATATCTAGATGAAGATACAGACCAGCAGCGCGGGGAACAATATTGGAAGCGTAGGGCGGATGTAGTAAATACAAAAAAGATACAAAAAATATCTATGCCCATTGTATTTTCTGCCACGGAAGCAAAAGAAAAAGCGCTTAAATGGGTATATCAAATTTGGAATGAACAAACAGGCATTCAAGCAAAAGTAAGTCAAAAGTGGTTACAAATAGACCCCATAGACGGCGGGACTATAACGGATGGGGATACTATCCATGGCGTACGGATCGAAGCCGTAAAGTTATCCGATTTTGTAATAGATTTAGATGCTATCCGGGAAGATGATAGAACCTATACGGATACAGGCGTAACGGGCGCCGCCGGGGATGGATACGAAACGCCGGAAGTAACTACGCCGGGGGAAACAGATTTATATGTTCTAGATATTAATTTATTACGAGATATAGATGAGGCGGGCGCTTCCTTAACGCCTATCTATCTAGCGCCCCTAAGCAATTTTGATGATTGGGACGGCGCCAATATATATAAATCTACGGATGCTACGGTATATAGTGCTATCACTACTGCCACGTCAGTTATTGCGTATGGTTCTATCACAGAAAATATGATACCTTACGTTAATTGGCCTACGTGGGATAGATATAATACTATTACCGTGCAAATAGCTTATGGGGAAAATCAATTATCCAGCGCGACGGAGTTACAGGTTCTAAATGGCGCTAATGCTGCTTTAATTGGAAATGAAGAAGATGGATTTGAAATTATTCAATTTACTACAGTAACAGATAATGGAAGTAATAATTATACGCTAAGTAATTTATTACGCGGCCGGCGCGGTACTAATGAAAATCAAACACATAACGCCGGGGATATTTTTATTTTATTAAATGAGGATAGCATATTAAAACATGAAATGCCCATAGGGGATATTTCTACTACACGTTGGTTTAAGTCTGTAACCTATGGCGCAGCGATATTAGATGCAACCGCGCATAGCCTAGATTTTGAAGGCACTGCCTTAAAGCCGTATAGTCCTACGTCTATTACGGGTAGCCGGGATGGGAGCAATAATTTAACTATTAATTGGATACGCCGGACGCGATACGGCGGGGAATGGCTAAATTATGTAGGTACCGTTCCTATTGGAGAGGATAGCGAAGCCTATGAAGTGGATATTTTAGACAGTAACGGCGATGTAGTACGAACCATAGATGCGTTAACATCTACTACGGCGTCCTATACCGCCGCGGAGCAAACTACGGATGGATTTACGCCGGGGGAAGAAATAACTTGTAAAATATATCAAATATCTGCTATTGTAGGCCGCGGATATGGCGCGACAAAAACAATATAAAAGAGGCGCGATATGTCAGAAACTACAAATTTAAGCATTACCCATATACAAGCGGCGCAAAACAGCAAAGAAGTTACCGCTAATGAGGCATTTGATATTTTAGACGGCGCGGCCGCCGGGCAAGTGGAACTGAATATAGATGGGCTATCCGGGGATTATACGCCTACTAGTACATCTATGATAAGAGCTTTAACGGTAAAATTAACAGGCGCGCCGGCCGGGGCCTTAAATATTATAGTTCCCAACAATCGCAAAATGTATTGGGTTTGGAACTACGCCAGCGGCAACGTTACCGTAAAGACCGCCGCCGGTAGCGGCATCGCCGTTTCTTCGCTGAAAGCAAGATTTTGCTATTGCGATGGAACGGATGTTATTTCTATGCAGGCATATGGTTCTACGGGAATTAGCCAAGCGACGGAAAAAACTAGCGCCTTTGTTACGGGCGCCGGTGGTACTAGTGACTTAGCTATTGGCGCTACAGTATTATCCTCTTCGGTAGAGGTATATGTAGACGGAATACGGGCGCGGAAGGGCGCGGGGCGAGATTATATAGTAACGGAAAGCATACCAGGCAGCGGGAATTATGACCAATTAACTCCGGAATATGCGGATGCATTTCCTAGCGGCGCGAACATAGAAATTTTATACTATACTTAATAAGAGGTAAGAAAATGAACAAAAATATATTCTTTTACGTAGCCGTCCCTATTATTTATTTACTACTGTTTACATTATTAGTAATTAGCGCAAACGCGCAAACTAGACGGACATTGTGGCATGGCAACGCCGCGGTAGAGGGGGATTTTGACGCCGTGGGCGGAAGTATTAGCGGGGAAGCCGTTAGCGCAACCGGCGATATTACCGCCGCTAATGATATGATTATAGGCGCCTCTGAAGTAGCTATAGATATAGATGGATTAGAACCCACACAAGATAATTATGTTTTAATGCTGGATTATTTAAACAATAAAATTTCTTTAGAGGCGGTTACCGCATCTTCCTTAGCTTCTTTAGACAATATAGAGGATGTAACTGTAACTACGCCGGTAGATGGGGAATTGTTAGGTTATAACGGTGCGTATTGGGAAAATTTAGCATTAGCCTTAGAAGATATAAGCAATGTCTCTATAGCTGTAACGCCGGGCATGGGGAGCGTATTTACGTGGGATGCGGATATAGATAAGGCGGAGTTTAAAAGCCATATTTCTATTCCTATTTATTCTACTACAATAGGCAGCGCCACATCGTCTTTGTTTGGCGATGGAAGTAATATCACTAACTTACCTAGCGGTGGAGTAGCTGCCCTAGAAGATATAGGCGACGTAACCATTACCAGCGTAACGGACGGGCAGGTGCTAGAGTATGACGCCGCTTTACCGGGATGGATAAATGCTACGTCATCCGGCG